CACGGTGCGCGTCCCGGCCGAGGACGTTCTGCACATCTACCGCCCCATCGATGCGGGCCAGATCCGGGGCCTGCCGCATGTAGCACCCGCCATGGTGCGGCTCTTCCTGCTCGATCAGTATGACGACGCCGAACTCGACCGGAAGAAGACCGCGGCGATGTTCGCGGGCTTCATCACCAAGACCGCGCCGGAAGAGCCGATGATGGGTGAAGGCGCGGCCGATACCGAAGGTGCCGCGATTGCGAGCCTCGAGCCCGGCACCATGCAGGTGCTGTTGCCGGGGGAGGATGTGAAGTTCTCGAGCCCCGCCGATGTGGGCGGGGGCTACGAGGCGTTCCAGTACCGCACGTTGCTCGCCGTCTCAGCCTCGCTTGGTCTGCCCTATCACCTCGTCACCGGCGATGTGCGGCAGGCGAACTACTCGAGCCTACGGGCCGAACTCGTGGAGTTCCGCCGCCGCATCGGCCAATTGCAGCATGGCGTGATTGTCCACCAGTTCTGCCGCCCCGTCTGGGCGCGCTGGATGGAAACCGCGGCGCTGTCGGGCGCGCTCGATCTGCCCGGGTTCGCTGCCGCACCCGGCCGATTCCGCGCAGCACAATGGATCCCGCCGCGCTGGGACTGGGTCGATCCCTTGAAGGATATCCAGGCACAGGTCCTTGCCATGGAGGCGGGGATCACCTCGCGCCGCAAGGTGGTCGAGGCCACCGGCTACGACGTCGAGGAGGTCGACCGCGAGAACGCCGCCGACGCCAAGCGCGCGGCTGATCTGGGGCTGAGCTACCGCGCCAAGCCCGGCGAGACGCAAGGCGCGCGGGCCACGCCCACACGGCTGCCCGACCCGGAAACCGATGGATCCGACGCGGGCGCGCAATCCGAACAGGAGTGAAAGGATGAAGAACTGGTACACGATCCGCGCCCGCGGCACGAGCGCGGAAGTGCTGATCTATGACGAGATCGGCGCCTATGGCGTCAGCGCCAAGGGGTTCCTCGCGGAACTCGGCGCACTGCCCGACGGGGTGCCCATCGATCTGCGCCTAAACAGTCCAGGCGGCTCGGTCTTCGACGCGGTGGCAATCTACAATGCCCTCCAGCGGCATGACGGAACGATCACCGTCTGGATCGACGGCGTAGCAGCCTCGGCCGCCTCCTATGTGGCCATGGCGGGCGATGAGATCGTCATGCCCGAGAATGCCTTCCTCATGATCCACGACCCCTCGGGGCTCGTGATGGGCACCGCCACCGACATGCGCGAGATGGCAGACACCATGGACAAGATCGCGGGCGGCATGGTCCGCGGCTATGCCGCCCGGTCCGGACGCGCCGAGGAAGAAATCGCGGCGCTCATGGCGGCCGAGACCTGGTTCGATGCGCAGGCGGCCCTCGAGGCGGGGCTTGCCACGCGCATGATCGAGCCGGTGCGGATTGCGGCGAGCTTCGACATCGCGCGCTTCCGCAACGCACCGCCTGCGCTGCTCGAGGACGTCGCGGCAACCGTCGCCGCCACCGACGGTCTTGAAGGCGATCCGGACCAGACGGCGGAGGCACCCCCGACGGCTGCGCCCGAAAGTGATGTTGCGAACGACAACATCACTTCGGGCGACACCACCAAGGCATCAGAGGATCCATCGGCACCGACTGGGCAAGGCGAGGGTGTTTCCGTCGGTCACACCCACCCATCGATCCCGTCCGAGCGCCGTGTTGCCGCCGCAAACACCGGGCTCGATGCAAATGGCATCCGTGCTGAGGCCATCGCCCATGCGCGCGCGGTGATCGACCTCTGCCGCCTCGCGGGGCAGCCGCAGATGGCCGGGCGCTTCCTCGAGGAGGGCGCGGACCTCGATGCGGTGCGCAACCGCCTCCTCGCCCTCAGGGCCGAGACCGCGCCCGAGATCAGCGCCGCCCATGCCCAGCCCGGCCGGGCGGCCCCCGTCAACCCTTGGGGCGACGTGATCGCCCGCACCTTCCGACAGAAAGGATGATCCCCCATGCCCACATTGACCGAAGGCAGACACGCAGGCGGCTTCCTCGTCTGGGAAGTGCTGCGCGACTACACCCGTGAAACCGTCACCATCGCCTCGGGCGCAGGCAAGCTCGAACCCGGCACGGTGCTGGGCAAGATCACCACGGGCGGCAAGTTCACCGTGCTCTCCCCCGGGGCCTCCAACGGCAGCCAGAACGCGGCCGCGATCCTCTGGGACGGGGTCGATGCGACTGCCGCCGATGCCCCGGGCGTCGTCGTGCTGCGCGGCCCCGCGATCGTGAACCGCCACGAGATCGCCTTTCTGACCGGCGCGACCGAACCCCAGATCGCCGCCGCAACCGCCGCCCTTGCCGCGCTCGGCATCGTGCTGCGCTGATCCCTCCATCGAAAGGACATCCCCATGGCAACCATGGACATCTTCGAGAGCGATGCCTTCTCGCTCGTCGAACTGACGCGCGCGCTCGAGAACATCCCCTTCCGCCCCGCGACCCTTTCGGGCTCGGGACTCTTCGGCAGCAGGGGCGTGCGCACGCGCAGCGTCATCATCGAAAGCCGCGACGGCACGCTCGCCCTCATCCCCTTCTCGGAACGCGGCGCGGGCTACGACAACCAGAGCCCCGAGCGGCGGCAGGTCCGCGCCTTCGTCTGCCGGCAGTTCAAGAAGCAGGATGTGCTCTGGGCCTCCGAGATCCAGGCCCTGCGCGAGTTCGGGTCCGAAAGCTCGGCCCAGCAGGCGCAGGCCGAAGTGGCGCGGCGCATGCAGCGCCTGCGCTCGGACGCCGAGTTCACCTTCGAATACCACCTCCTCAATGCGATCCAGGGGCTGGTGAAGGATCCCCGCGACGGGGCGACGGTCATCGATTACGCGAGCGAGTTCGCGATCACGCCCGCGGCCGAGATCGACTTCGACCTCGACAATGCGACGCCCGCCTCGGGCGCACTGCGCAAACGCTGCCAGGCGCTGATCGAGAGCGTCGAGGACAGCCTCGGCGGGCTTGCCATCGGGCCGGTGCAGTTGCGCGCCGAATGCGGTTCGGCCTTCTTCGCCGATCTCGTCGCCCACAAGGAGATCCGCGAGACCTACCTCAACACGGCAGCGGCGAACGAGTTGCGCGGCCGGGTCGTGGACGAGTTCACCTTCGCGGGCATCACCTTCCGCCGCTATGGCGGGAACACGACCGTGGGCGTGCCGACCGACAAGGCGTATTTCTACCCTCAGGGCATCGAGGGCCTCTTCGAGATATACTTCGCCCCGGCCGACACCTTTGAGACGGTGAACACGCTCGGCCTGCCGCTCTACGCGCGCATGATCCCCGACCGCGACCGCGACGAATGGGTGCGCCTCGAGATCGAGTCGAACCCGCTCCCGATCTGCACCCGCCCGCAAGTGCTGCGTTCGGCGCGGCGGACGTGATGGCGGCCTTCGCCGACGCGGTTGAGGCCCTCTTCGCGGATCCGAACCTTTCCACCCCGGCGCTCTACCATCAGGCGGGCGTCGGGGTGGACCGCAGCGTTCAGGTGATGCGCCGCAATCCGGACCGCATGGTCGAGTTCGGGGCGGCGCGGCTTGTGAGCGACAGCGTGGTGCTCGATGTGCGGGTTTCCGACTGCCCCGAGCTTGCCGCGGGTGACCGCTTCGAGATCGCGGGCGAGATCTTCGTCGTGCAGGGCGCGCCGCAACGGGATCGGGAGCGCCTCGTCTGGACGGTGGAGCTCTTGCCCTGGTGGCCCGACCCGCATGCAGATCCGGCTTCATAGCGCGAGGGCGCCGGGATGATCCGCATGGAGATCGCGGGCGACATTGCGCGGCTGATGGCGGCCGAGGCCGCGGCAGGCGAGCGCGCGGTCACGGCCGCGATCCGCTCGGCCGGGGCCGGGCTCAAGGCGGCCTGGCGCGCGCAGATCATGGGCGCGGGGCTCGGGGCCCGGCTTGCCCGCACCATCCGTTCGGAGAGCTATCCCAAGGCGAGGCCCAGCCTCAACGCCGCGGCCCTCGTCTGGTCGAAGGCGCCGGCGATCATCGGCGCGCATGATGCGGGCGCGCTGATCCGGTCGCGGTCGGGCTTCTGGCTCGCGATCCCGACCCCGGCGGCCGGCAGGGGCAGCGGCGGCAAACGCCTCAGCCCCGCCGAATGGGAACGCCGACGCGGGCTGCGGCTGCGCTTCGTCTATCGACCCCGCGGCCCGAGCCTCCTCGTCGCCGAGGGTCGCGTGAACAGCCGGGGCCTTGGTGTGGCGTCGCGCTCGAAGACCGGGCGCGGTGCGGCCAGCGTGCCGATCTTCCTGCTCGTGCCGCAGGTCAAGCTGCGCAAGCGGCTCGATCTCGAGCGCGATGCCAGGGCCGTTCAGGAGCGGATCCCCGGCGCGATCGTAGCCAATTGGGTCCAGCCACGGGGCTGACCTGTATCGACACTTCGCCGCTTGTGGCATACATTGCCAATGAAGCTTTAGGAGGTTCAGATGGGAACCCGAAATGTCGTCCTGACCGAAAGTCAGTCGGCACTGGTCGATCGACTGGTTGCGTCAGGCCGGTATCAGAATGCCTCGGAGGCACTGCGCGCAGGTCTGCGCCTCCTCGAGCGTGAGGAAACAGAACTTGCAGCGATCCGTGATCGGCTCTCCGCGGGCCTCGCGCAAGCGCGACGGGGCGATCTGGCTGAGGGCAGCGGTGAAGAGGCGATCCGTCGCGCATTCGCAACTGCCCGCGTCGAAATCTGATGCCGAAGCCTTGGCGCCTGACGCGACAGGCAAGCTTGGCCATTGAAGAAATCGCGCGCTGGACCACGGAGACCTTCGGACCTCGGCAGGCGGCGGCCTATCTAGAGGACCTGATCGCGCGATGCGCGGAGATCGCGGCCGGGACCGCCATCACCCAGGATTGCCGACTTCTGATCGATCCTGATCTGCCGGAGGACCTGCGCTTCACGCGCGCAGGCCAGCACTTCGTGGTCTTCGTCGAAGACCCAGACCAGATCATCGTCATCGACCTCCTCCATAGCCGTAGCGATCTACCGAGCCGCCTCGGCAGGCTTCGAGCGGACAAGGCGAGAAACGATCCATAGGTCCGGGCGGGCTCCGGCGAACCGGGACGATCATGACACCCCGCGAGACCATCCTGACCGCGTTGGCGGACCTCCTGCGCACGGTCCTGCAATATGCCGCTGCCGCGCGGCGAGGTCGTGCCGTTCGACATCGTTGTGGCCAATAGCGCGCATGGCAGGATAGAAAAATCACGCTCTGTAGATCAGTAACCCGCTTCTCGCTGGTGGCGGA